GTAGCCAGGAACCTTCTGGTCGCGGCTGACCTGCAGGCTGCCGCCGAACAGCCACACCTGCTGGCGGAACCCGTTGCGCTCCCCGGTGCGGGAGTGGTACCGGGCCTGGCAGGTGGCCGGCGGCCGGTAGCTGATCTTGTCGAGGATGATCCGGCCGTCGAAGTCGCGGATCTTCCAGACCTTCTCGAAGAACGCCCGGCGGAATATCTGGCCGCTGGTGATCTGCCCGACAAGCTGCTGGATCGGGGTCCGCATCCCGCCGTCGGTGTCCGGGGTCATCAGCACCGAGCGCACGAAGTCGGCCTCGCCCTTGTCGCCCTTGGCCGGGCGGATCTCGTAGTCGGCCTCGCGGATCGGCAGGGTCAGCACCGCCTCGACCGCGGAGCAGATGCCGTCCCGGCGGAACATCGCCTTCATGTCACGGCTGGTCCACTCGCCGTAATCGAACACGTCGCCGGACCCGTAATAGGCGAACAGGCGCTGGCCGATGTCGAACTGGGTGCCTAGCTCGGCGCCCAGAAGCTGGCGCTTGTCGGCCGGCCGCAGGTCAGGGAACGGCAGCAGGTTCGCCTGGTCAGGCCTCCGCGCCACCGCTCACCGCCACGCCTTGACGTTGTTCCGCAGGGTGCCCGCGGGCACCTGGTCCTCAGCGAGCGGGGCAAAATCCTCCAGGGACCACTCCCGGTTAGCGTAGGCCCCGTTGTGCGCCTGCGCCAGGCGGCGGCTGATCCCGTGGGACGGGGGCACGGCCAGGCTGTCGATCTCCGCGGAGGCGGCCCACCTGCGCACCCCGCGCCGGCCCGGCGGGCCGTAGCTGCGGCCGAGGAACGGGGTCAGCGACCAGACGAGGCTGTCGAGCCGGTCGGGGGACCGCTCGCCCAGGCCGCCCGTGAACGTCGCCATCTGGTCCTCAAGCTCGGGCATGTCGGGCTCGGGTACCAGGTTCCCGTCCCGGGCCTTCGGCACGTGGCAGTGCCGCACCAGGCCGCCGTACTGCTCGTACAGGGCGGACACCGGCTCGGCGCGAGTGCGCTTGGCCTGGGACGCCCAGATCACCCGGTAGCGGACGGTGACCTTCATCTGCCGCATCACCTGGTCGAACGTGGCCCGCAGCCAGGCCCCGCCGTGGTTGCGCTCGATGATCAGTTCCACCGGGGTGCCGGGGTAGAGCTTCTCATAGCGCAGCGCCACCCGGATCACCCGCTGCGCGAACTGCAGCGGCGCCTCCTGGCCGCCCCAGTTCTCGATCACCGTCAGCGGCCACGGGTCCTCGGGCATGCCAAGGCCGGACACGGTGTAGGCCTGCTCGTCGGAAGTCTCGCTGCCGTCGGAGGGGTCCACGCCGATCTTGATCTCGCGCAGCGCCGCCGGGTACTCGCTGACGCGGACCGAGTCGAGGATCTCCCGGGACCACAGCGCGTTGGCCACGTCATCGAGAAGCTCGCCCTCAAGCTCCTGGCGCTCCAGCCGGGTGCCCTGGGCGGCGCCGATCACCGAGCGCAGGAACTCGTCCGACAGGTTCTTGGCGTTGTCGGTCGTCCGCATCCGGCGGGTGATCACCCCGCCCTCGCCCGGGTCGTTGCGCAGCAGGGCGCGGACCAGCTTGCGGGCCGGCCGGCTGGCCTTCGGGGTCCCGGTGGCGATGATCTTGCTGATGCCGTCGCGGACCGCGTAGCGCAGCGACTCGTTCCAGGCCGTCTCCCACTTCTCCCACAGCCCGATCTCGTCGGCCCAGGCGCCCTTGAGGTTGCGGCCCTGGATCCGCAGGCCGCCCTCCGCGGCCGAGTCGATGTAGATCACGATGCCGTTGTGCAGCACCACCTGGCCGTAGGTCCGCCAGGCGTTCCTGACGGTCTTGGACCGGTGATCCTTGACCTCGGCCATCGAGGTGCCCAGGGCGCGCAGGATGCCCGCCTTGCCCTCTACGCACTTTGTCCACGCATCTGCGTAGGTAGGGGCGATTATGCCGTACTCGCCCTCGCCCTCGCCGTCGTCGCGGACCCACTCCGCGAGCCCCTGGGCGCCGGCCCGGGTCTTGCCGCTGCCCCGGCCGCCGCGCATGAAGAACACCCGCCAGTGGTCCGAGGACGGCGGCAGAAGCTGCTCCGGGCGGGCCTGCTTCGTGCGCCACCGGACCTGGGGGTCGGCCTGCTCGCCGCCCTCGTAGCCCGCGGCAACCTGCCTGAGCGCCTCAGCGAAGGTCACGCGGCCTCGATCTTGCCAAGCTCGCGCCGCAGGGCGCCGCGGGCGGCCTCGCGCTCGATCATGCCCAGGCCGCTGGCCGCCAGGGCGGTGTCCAGCGCCGTCTCGATCGCCCGCACCTGGATGTCGGTGATCTTCGCCATCCGGGCCTCGATGCCCAGCTTGATGATCCGCTCCCACAACTGGGCCAGCCGCTCCATCGCCCGCTCGTACAGCAGCACCTCGGCGCGAAGCTGCTCACCGACGCGATCATGAGCGCTGCGGATGCGGTCGGTGGAGGTCAGGTACGCCACGACCTCCTGCATGATCTTCTTCCACTCGTACATCTCGTCGGCAAGCTCCAGCAGGCCCGCCAGCGGGTCCGGGGCGCGCTGCGGCCGAAGCAGCCGCTCGCCGTGCTCGTCCATGATCTCGGCCATCCGCCGGACCACCCGGCCCTGCACCACGGTGCGGCTGGCGGCCTTGGACCCGCTGGAGCCGGTGGCCCGGCCGTGGGCGTTGCAGGCCGGCGGGCTGCTGCCCTTGACCGAGTAGTTGCGGCAGAAGTCCGGCTGGCCGTGGTTACGGCGGCAGCGGGAGAAGCCGGTGACCGCCTCGGCCTCCTCAAGATCCTCGGGCGGCACGTGGTGCAGGCAGAAGCCCATGCCCTCGATCTCGGTCTCGCCGCATTCCGGCTGCCCGCAGGGGCCGTGCCCGGCGCCGGGGATGATCAGCTTGCGTGCCATATGCGGAGCGGGGAGTGACGGAGGGAGCCCCGGCCCCTGGTCCCCGCTTGCGCCAGGGGACGGGGCGCCCCGTCTCTACAGGCCCCGGATCATCGCGTCGGCCTCGCCGTAGGCGGCCGAGCGCATCTGGTCCGGGGCGAACCGGCCGACATCACCGACCGCGGCCTCGCAGATGGCCTGGATGCGCGCCAGGGCGGCGGCCATCGCCGCCGGGTCCGCGTTCACGTTGTCGGAGGCGATCGTGTACAGCCGGTCGAACACCGCCGCCGCGCGGGCGGCGCCGCCCATCGGGTTGGCCGGAAGCTGCGGCACCGCGTTGGACACGCCGAGGGTCTGCGGCGCGGCCGGGGGCTGCGGGACGGTGCCAGGGTCCTGGGCCGGCTCGGGAGGGGGGACGGGGGACGGCGCCGCCAGGTCCGGCGGCGGCATCGGGACGGCCGGCGGCGCGGGCGGCTGCTGGGCATCCGGCACCTGGGCCGCGACGGTGCCGGGGTCGGCGGCCGGGGGCGCCGGGACATCAGGCGGCGGCGCCTGGCCCGCAGGGGGCGTGTCTCCCGCGTCCGGGGGCGCCGCCGCGTCAGGGGGCGGGATATCCGGCGGCGCCGCGGGAGCCGCGTCCGGGGGCGGTGGCGCATCCGCCGCGGGAGGGGCATCCGGGGGCGCCGCCGGGGTAGCGTCAGAAGGTGGCTGATCAGGAGCCGGTGACGGCTGATCAGGTGGCGCGGGCTCTGCTGGCGGTGTCGCAGCGGCGTCCGGCGGGCTGGCGGCCGGCTGATCCGGCGGAAGCGGAGCGGATTGCTGGTCTCCTGCTGGAGCGGTACCCGGATCTGCCGTCGCGGCTGGCTGATCTGGAGCGGGAGGGGTGACCGGTGGCTGATCAGGCGCGGGACCCGCATCAGGAGGCGCGGCGGCTGCTGCCGGATCTGCCGGGGCCGGCGGCGGCTGATCAGGCGGAGGCGCTGGCTGATCAGGTGGCGGGCTGGGCTGATCCGGTGGCGGCGCTGGCGGCGCACCCGGTGACACCGGAGCAGGATCAGGCGCTGAGGGATCTGCTGGAGGCGCTGGCGCGGATGCCAGAGGATCAGCGGGCGCTGCTGGAGCGTCAGGCGCAGGAGCCGTAGCGTCCGGCGGGGGCGGCGCCGCCGGGTCTGGCTGTGCCGCAGCGGGGTCGGGCGGCGCCGCGTCAGGGGGCGGGGCGGGCGGCTCGGCGGCGGGCGTCGAGTCCGCGGGCGGCGGCGGTGCCGTGCTCGGGTCAGTCATGATCTTCTCCCCGCTGGTTCCGGCCAGGCTACTAGCCGGGCTGGCCCGTTAGCGGGGAGGGCCTGTACGTACCGGGCTGCCGGCCGGGGGCGGCCCCGACCAGGGAGCGGGCTGGGAAGCCCCGGCCGACGGGGCGATCCTACGCCGCCGGCTCGCGGGGCAGCCAGTGCCCGAGGCGGTCAAGCTCCAGTTCCTCGCCCGTGTCGGTGGCCCGCAGCACGGTGCCCGGCGCCGCGTCACCCAGGGTCGGCAGGATCGCGTCCCACTGGCCGCGGGCGCAGTGCAGCACCTGGCGCCCGGCGTAGCCGTCAAGCTGGGACTTGAGCCGGCTGATCTCGGCCGTGGCCTCGATGATCAGGCGCGAGGTCAGGTGCGCCAGGGCGTAGGTCAGCGGGTCGGACAGGATCTCGCTGGCGTGGTGCGCGGTCGCGCGCTCCCACTCCCGCACCAGGGCACTGTACGGCTCGGACATTCCGGGTGCTTCCCCGCTCGGATGCTGTGACGCACCGTAAAGGGCCGAGTGCATCACAGGTCAGTGCGGGCGGTCAAGGTGCACCGCGCCGCCGTCCGGCATCGCGGTCGCCGGGATGATGCTGCCCGGGGCGCGCAGGTCCAGGGCCAGCATGTGCGTCCAGCACAGCGCCATCAGGGTGCCGGTCGGCGGGAACACCGCCCAGGCGACGGCGCGGGCGAGGGCACCAGGCGGGGGCACCCCAAGCTCGAAGCGGGTGATGCCGGGCTGGGACGAGTTCTCGGCCGCGGTGACCTGGCGGGCGATCAGGCTGATGGCGGCCAGCTTCCACGTCATCGCGCAGGCGCCGCAGAAGCCGAGCAGGGCGCCATCGGGGAGGCCGGGGCCGGACAGGACGACCTGGGTCATGACCGGTGATCGTAGCGGGGCGCGCAAGCAGGCCGTCAAGGTTCCCGCAAGGTTCCCCGGTAGCGTACTTACAGGGCCGCCCGGCGGAAACCACATCGAAATCACTATCGGCCTGCGGGCCGGGGAAGCCCTGACGGGCAGCAGATTCCGGTTCGTTTCCCCGCCAAAGCCGGGCGGCCCGTCACCAGCCGTGGCTGTTGCAGCCGTACCGCCGGCGGGGGCTCTGGTCGTAGGTGCCCGGGGCGGGCTCGCGCGGGCCGGTCATGCGGCCCGGCCCCAGGTCCCACTCATTGAAGATCCCGGCGCCGTGGAACACCACGTCCGGGTGGCCGCAGGGCAGCAGGCCGGGCTCGTCCTCCGGGCCGGAATCAAGATCGTCAGCGGCGGCGGCGGCACCGGCCTCGCTGGCGCCGATGCTGGCGGGGGCCGGCCCGCGCCTGCGCGGGCTGCTCACCGCTGGCGGAAGACCCGGGGCAGCCAGCGCGAGCAGGCCGCCGCCGTGGCGATGACGGCGGCGCCCGCGGCAGGCAGCCACCAGCCGGGCAGCCCGGCGAGGTGGGAGATCAGGTCGCCGGCGCGGTAGAAGGTCACGGGGTCCTCCCTGGGGTCAGCCCGCCTGTACGTACGCTATCAGCCCGAGGCGCCGCTGCGCGAGGACGGCGCCCGGCGGCGCAGGCCGGCGAGCAGGGCGGGCGGGATCCGGACCGGCATCCGGCTGGCCTCGTCCAGCCAGCCGCCGGCCACCTGCCGGCCGCGGGTGACCGTGGCGCTGCCCGGCTGCGGCTGGCGGGCACGGGGAAGCCGGCGGGCGGCTTCCGGGCGGGCGTGGCTCAGGCGCAGCGGCTTGCCCATCCAGGTGCCGGGAGTCCGCGTGTTGCTCACGGCGGGGGCACCTCCTGGTGAGACCAGACCCCGGTCCCGCGCGGGCCGGACACGTGCAGGACCGAGCCGGGCGGCAGGACGGCGCGGATGCCGGCCAGCCAGCCGGCCACGTCGTCGCGGTCCGGGTCCGCGGTGACGCTGAACAGGACCGCCCCGGCCGGCCCCAGCAGGCCGGACCGGAACAGGAACCCCGCGGCGCCGGCCCGGCCGCGCTCGTAGTGCGGGCCGGGGTCCGGCCTCATACGGGGACTCCCCACGGGTCGCTGAACGGGCCGTGCAGGTGGCACGGGCTGCCGTCAGGGCGCCCGCGCCAGGACCCCGGGTGCTCAGCGCAGAAGCTGACCGCCCGGCCGCTGGCCAGCCAGGCGGCGCGCTCGCCGGGCGGCGGCGGGCGGCCCGGGTCCAGCCAGCCGCGCGGGCGCAGCGGGCCGTTGCGGCCCGTGCCGCCGCCGCCGCCGCCAGCGCTGGCGACGGTGACGCCGCCGGCGTGCATCACCGTGCTCGCGCCGCCGGACTGCGCCGGGCCGTGGCCGGCGTACTGCGGGCAGGCGTGCCAGGGCTGCGGCTCGCACAGGCCGTCGTGCACGTGCGGGATGCCGGGCGGCGGGCAGTACGCCCCGGCGGCGTGCGCGGCGATCCTGGCCTCCAGGCGGGCGCGGCTGATCTCGCGCTCGCAGCGGTCATCGCAGGCCGCCGTCACGCGCCGGCCCAGGCGCGGCCAGGCGATGCCGCCCGCCAGGGCGGCGCTGCACGCGATCACCCACAGGGACCAGTTCACGGGCGCTCGCTCCAGGCGTGCTCCGCGTAGGCGCTGGCCAGGAAGTGCTGGCCGCAGCGCGGGCACCGGATGACGGGCTCGCCGGGGCTGGTCACGTGCGCCAGTATCCCACGCCCAGCGGCGGCGGGCGGCCACCCGGGGGGACGGCGGCGCGGCGCGCGTCCCTCCAGCGGGCAAGCTCGGCGGCGGACAGCGGCCGGGCTGCGGCCCGGGCGAAGGGCACCGCGGCGCCGGACAGCGTGTCGGCTAGCTCGGCCGCGCTGAACGCCAGCGCGGCGGCCTGCTCCGGGTCGCCGTCCTGCGCTAGGCGCACGGCGCCGGCGTTCCAGCGATCGACCAGGCCCCAGGCGCGCTGCAGCGCGGGCTCGGCCTCGTCTAGCTGGCCCGCCCACAGCGCGGCCAGGCGCCACAGCGCGCTGGCCGCGCCCTCGTCAAGATCGCGGAGGTACGACGCCTCATCGGCGCCGTCAGCGGGGGTTCTCACCCTGCCGACCGTACAGGTCGGGAAGCGGTCCTGCAGGCGGGTAGGGAACGCCCGCGCCGCTCACGCCCGGAGGGCCTGCCTCGTCCGGCACGCCCTGCCAGGCCGGGTCCTGGTCCTGCCCGTAGCCCTCGAAGATCACGTGGCAGGGGCAGTCGCACATCGAGCCGCCGTGGCAGCGGTCGTCGCGGCAGTGCACGTAGTGCATCCCGCCGCGCCACTCGTGGACCTCGGGCGGAAGCTGGCTCTGCAGGCGGCCCTCCAGGTCGCGCAGTTCGCCCGCGTCGTCACGGGCGCGCTCCATCGCCGGGTCGTCGCCGTCGGCCAGCGCCTGGCCCTCGGCGTCGTCGGCGGCCTGCAGATCCTCGATCAGGCCCATCAGCGGCGCCAGGCGCTCGTCCTGGGCGTTGCGCCACTCGTTGCCGGCGATCTCCGCGCGCATCACCTCGGCCAGGCTGGCGGCCATCTCGGCCTGCTGCTCCATGACCGCGCGCTGGTCCGCGGCCTGCTGCACCAGGTAGCCCTCGATGCGCGATAGCTGGCCGTAGATCACGCTCAGGATCTCGCCGGCCGGGCCCGGCGAGCCCGAGGCGCCGGACTCGCCGTAGCCGCCGCCGCCGCCGTAGATGCCCGGCTGGGCGTGCGGGCTGCCCTGGCCGCCGCCTGCCGCGGCCTGGGCACCGGGGGGCGGGGCGCTGCCCTGGCCGGGGGACTGGCCGTAGGCGGCCTGCACGGCGCCGGCCACCTGGGAGCCGATCTGCTCGTCGGTGCGCTGGCCGGGGGAAACCTGCTCGCGCACGCCCTGGGGCAGCACGGGCTGGCCTTCCGCGAGGTAGTCGAGCGCCTGGTCGCTCTGCCAGCGCAGGAACTCCTTGCGCGCCTGGCCGATGGCCTGGTCGAGCTTGTCCGGCTCGATGGCGAGCTTGTCGGCGTTGTCCTGCCACCAGCGGGTGATCCCGGTCACGCTGGACAGCCGCGTGCGGCTGCCGTCGGCCCCGGCGCGCACGAAAGCGCGGGCCAGCCACCCCACGCTGTCCTGGCGGCCGGTCTGGTCCTCCAGCCAACGCGCATAGGTCCGTGCTCGCGTCCTGGGGCCATCCTGCGCCTGCGGGGTGCCTGC